TAGCTTTAGTGGAAGCTTACAAGAGGTAAGATTCTGGGGAAACGCTAATATAAGTCAATCTACTGTGATTGCATCACCACCCACACCCACACTCTTGTGTGTAAGTGGAGGATTAAATTTGCAACAAAGTGCATTTTATGCTCATACAATTTCACCAACAACTATTGTGGGGGTAAATTACGAAGATCCGTCATGGACAGGAGCAACAAGCAGCTTTACTGACCTTGTATTTAGATTACCACTTGGGGCAGACAATAAAAAAATTAACCTTAACACAACAAGTAGCTTAAGCGGATCACAACCTAACTACAACTACGCAATACGTAGTGGTAGTTTTATTAACTTTAGCACAAACACATCATCGTACTGGCAACCTATTGTAGAAACCAACTACATGCCATGGCCGGACATCAGCGGTAATAGATCAATCAGCAATAAAGTAAGATTAGAGCAAACAATAAATACTAGCCGTGAGCTTTATCGTAACAAAAAAACCCAACTGTCCCTACAAGACGATCAACCAGTAGACAGTCCAAGGTTGGGAGTATACTTATCACCGGTAGATGAAATAAACAAAGACATAGCAGAGCAGTTTGCTGGGTTAAGCTTGGATGATTATATTGGAAACTACAACGAAGTTTACACAAATACTTACGAAGACTTAGCAGACATACGTCAAGAGTATTTAAAGAAAAACGTAGTCCCACACAAAACGCAAAACTACGTAAGACTCCTTCAGCACTTTAACGGTTCGTTGTTCTCTGTAATAAAGCAGATGGTTCCTTATCGAGCTAATCTACAAACAGGATTAGTTTTAGAGCCGCATTTACTCGATAGAAGTAAAGTAAAAACAGCAAGCAGACCAATTGCAGAAGACGAGTATCTTGAGACGCTAATTGACATGCCATCTGTGGCAGAACCCACTGCAGACTTATCTAACCTAACTGGATCAATTGAAGCTTCTGAATTAATCATCATAGGAGACGATATAGAGATACCAGAAGGATCAATTGGCACAAACTTAGTAGACATATCCGCAAACCAAAACGAATACAATAGGCTACAAGTACCAGCACAAGGAAGAAGATTAGCAAGATTAAACTCAACAGCTAGTTATGAGGATGTACTTTTTAGTAGATTTGCATTGGAAGATACTATTGAGCTTAATATAACATCTTATGGCAGAGATAAGATAGAGGGTAGCCAGTATATATTTCCATCCTGGTACAGGACTGGAAGTATAGCTTATTCTGGAATAACAACAAATGTAGGTGGATTTGCATATCTTAACAGCGTAGGAGACGATTACTCAGATCCGCTTGCGTTAGATGCAACTAAATCAAGACCATCAGAAGTGTTTAGTCCGATGGAAGTTCCATATAACGTATACGACTTTTTTAACGGAACTGGATCCTTTGACAAGGACACAGCAAACACATTATATACAGGGAGTTACTTTGGCACAGCACTAGGCAGATTTGGATTTAGGTTTGAAACTAGTTTAGCAACCGCGTTCTGGTATCAATCAGGATCAAGATTAGCAGTAAACATGCCATCAGCGTCTGTACCAACAGCATCCTTTACTGTACCAACATTCATAACGCAAAGCTATCCAAATACGCTATACGAGGTGTCTTTTAACACAAGATACAACACGGGATCTGGAGGGGCTGCTTCCGGAACGCCAACTTTACAAATAGCCTTTGGAAGAAGTGGATCAGCATTTAATCGAAGCATAACGCTAACAACAACAACAACAAACTACCTCTACACTACAAGAGCAGACGGACCCAGCCTATACATACAAGTACAATCTAGCCAAAGCTCAGCTATGGGAAATGCAACTATGTCGATAGATAACTTAAAAGTCGTACCGTATCATAAAACAGCTGTACAGGATTATCAAGTAGGGCCATTAGCGAGCATAGGACAGCGTAATCAAAAATACGATGGATGCAAGTTAACAGCTATTGATGTAAACGTAGATAGTCCTGATACAATTGATGGAGGTCCAGTAATTGAAGTAATAATTGGCCCAGGCGCAAACATAGCAGTAAGTCCATCAAACAACCAGACACCAGTACAAAGAGGTGGTGGTGGAGTGGTGATAGCTAACCCAGGAACAACTCCAAGAAATACACCACTACAAAGATAACGTAAAGAATTTAGTTAACACAACATATTTATATCAAAATAATAAGTACCAATGGGATATTTAGATAACTCCACCGTCACAGTAGACGCAATACTGACAAACAAAGGCAGACAAATTTTAGCTGCTGGAGGTAGATTAAACATTACAAAATTTGCCCTTAGCGACGATGAGATCGACTACACGCTGTGGAATCCATCACACACTTTAGGTTCTAACTACTACGGAGCTGTAATTGAAGCCATGCCAGTAGTAGAAGCCAACCCGGACGAAGCCCAAATGATGCGTTATAAGTTAGTAACTCTACCAAAAGACGTACTAGGCATACCAGTAATCAGCATTAATCCAGGGTCAATTAGCTTAACAAGCTTGCAAGAGTCAGTAACAGTAACACCAAGTACGCTAAACTTAGCTGGTGGAAACAGCGCTCTTGGATATACAGCAATATTCTCAGACGACACAGTTGGTACTCTAGAAGTAGCACCTGATGGAGTTATTAAAGGAGTGTCTAATTCGCTTCTTGCAGGAGCTGGTACAACAAGTGCTACAAGTTTCCTAGATGATGAAGTTAATGGAATGTCTACAGCTGGTTCAACGATTACTCGAGTTGGTACTAAGTTTGTTGTAAGAGCAAAGCCAACAACACAAGCAAAGAGCGCTTTAATAACAATTATAGGAAACGAGACTGGAGGATTTAAAACTGTTAGCGTTAGTGTAGCAATTAACCTAAGTGCTACCTTCTCAGACATACAAGCAACAAGATAATATAATATAAAATGGCAGAAATATATAAAAATTTCAACGCAGCAGACGACCTTATAGTTGGAGATGTGCAAGTAGTCAGTAGCCCATTATGGTCAGAAAATATAAATCCATTATCTGGTGGTTTTGCTTCTGGCGTAGGTTTCTTTACGTCATCTACACAACAGACTGTAGCAGGGGCATATTACGTAGACGTATACCACAGAAACCCATCAACATCAACAAACGCAGCAGTGCAATTTGCAGTTGCATACGGCCATAGAGGAGGCAGCGGCTCTGTAGGAGATCCAAACACAGTTGGACAGAACGTGAACGACACACCAACCCGCGCAATCTATAGTCAATATCGCAATCTACTACTGCCACCAACTGATCTAGGATTTAGCTTTGGAAGTGGCACTAGTCAAGTAACACCAGACGACGTATTTATAATTAACATAAACAGAGCACGCTACCGTCAGAAAATTGATCCAGGAAACTGGGAGATTCGAATTGCTAGTGGTAGTGGACATTTAAGTGGCTCTGGGGGAACAGGAAGCTACCTCACTTTTTGCGACGATAGTGGAGCTAACACAGATCCGTCAGTAGGTAGCTCAGGCCGGATTTTCAACATTATGTCCGGATCTTCTGGTATAACAACCGGAAGCCAAGTGTACGGCATATTCTATCCAGATGCTGGTGTATTGGTGTTTAACGCCACGTTGTTATCTTCATCTTTAGGTATGGTATCAACTACAGAATTTAATAGAACAACAACATCCAACACAGTTAAGAATGCGGTATCTCTATTCTCTCGCATAAGTGCATCAACTTACTTCGCAGCAAGAAGCGAGGAGAAAGTAAACTCAACTCACTATTTTGTTAGGATTACAAACAAGCAATTTAATTTTTCAAACAATCCAACATACGTATCAGGATCCAACGGAACGTTTGTACACTCATCAATGTTGCGTAACCCTAGTGTATATGTAACGTCTATTGGTATGTACGATGATCAAAACCGTTTATTAGCAATTGCTAAGCTAAGCCAACCTTTATTAAAGACCTTCAATCGTGAAGTTTTAGTAAAAGTAAAATTAGACTACTAACCCCTCTTTGAATAGGATTCAAGGACAGACCCTCCAAATATGGAGGGTTTCTTTTTACAAGCATATTTATACACAATGGCAGGAATATTCAAAAATCTAGATCAGTCGGACGTAAGGTTAACTCCATTTAGAGCATATAAGCGTTTTAGTGGTACTGATGCATTTACAACCTACTCGGCTGTACTTGATGTTAATGCAGAGGATTTAGGAAACAACCCTCTAGTTCCAGTGTCTGGATCAGACTTTACAACCAACTACAAGCTAAAGAATTCAGTATGGCATAGCATTGATAGTCAGTTTTATCGATTTTATTACACTAACGCAAAAGCTTCATTTGGACAGCTTAACCACACACAACATCCACGTTACCTGCACAAAGATGCACATGTAATAAGCCTACCACAGAGTAACTTTGGTGAAGAGGTAGAGAGAACAACTTTAGAGGTGAGTATACTGAACTATGGTACGTTGACTGACGATAGATATGGTAATCTAGTACTACCTAGTGCTAGTAGATACGTTGCAGGAACTCAAGGAATGCCAATTGAAAGTCTAATATTCTCACTAAAGCCTACAAACTATACAAGGCAATTTGGAGATATACTAAACGATACGTTTGATTACAATTATGATAAGTTTCAATCAACAGTTGAACTAAATAACGTTCAGATAGGATACCCACTTGTAGGATACCATACTGTATTTCAACTAAACAATAGCACATACGATACAAGCTCAATTGTAATAACACCTAATGGCGAAAAGCTTAACGACCTATTTAATTTCCAAAACAAAGACTTTGCAATAACACTAGCCTTCAGCACCAGTAGTAATTCAACAGCAAGCATACTACTTGAAAAAAAAGCCAATGAGGAGATTATTAAAATTGATGAAAACGGAAATACGTACAAGCAGGCTATATCTAGGTACCCATATCAATTAACGCACCTTAGTGGCAGTAACAAAATACAATTTCAAAAGAGTAATGGGTATACAACGCTAACAGCTACATCATCATTTGCTTACATTAATCAAGCTGCTCTTACGCTTATGCGTAGTGGCTCTACCTACACAATATCACAAGCATACGCAGGAACCCTTAACACAACAACCTTCACAGATACCTTGCAGAACAGCGAAGCATATTGCGTAAATGCGTGTAATATTTTTGTGGGGTCTGATGAATATGGTAATAGTGGCTCTGTCGTTAACATTGAGGACGTAGCGTTCTATAGCACAGCCTTTAATCCTAGCGAATCATTAAACCTAGCTGCCTACTACAACAACCCATATGCTACATTTGGAATGGTTGCAAGAAAGCAAGGATTAGCGGTGATCACCGATCCGCAATACGCCTACGATTTAAACACTGGAGCTAAAACAATTGGACAAGTTGAGTATAGAGGAACGACGACTATATACGAAAACGAAATTAGTTGCACAATCTCACCAGGTGAGTTCGGATTCAGTAACAACCCAACGTTACACTACTATAACTCAGAGAGAAATCGATACGAATTACAAGACTTTGCAACTGGTTCAAATTTTAGACCATATGTATCAAGGGTAGGCCTATACAATGATAGCAATGACCTACTGGTGATTGGAACACTAAGCCATCCAATACAACCACCACAAAATGTGGACACAACATTTATCATAAGATACGACATGTAATGGCAAGAAAGGTTACGAAAAGACAAGCAGCAGTTAAGAACGGTTACAGAAGCGGTCTCGAAGAGGTTGTTGATGGCGCACTTAAGCAACGCAACATAGATGGTGAGTACGAGAAACACAAAATTAAGTACACAGTACCAGCTACTGACCACACATACACACCCGATTTCCGACTTCCAAACGGAATCTTTATAGAGACTAAAGGAAGGTTTGTTGTAGAGGATAGAAAGAAGCACGTGCTTATAAGAAAGCAGCATCCTGAACTAGACATTCGATTTGTATTTCAGAACTCCAAGAACAAAATTAGAAAAGGGTCACCGACAACATACGCTGATTGGTGCGTTAAGCACGGATTCATATACGCTGATAAAACTATTCCACAAGAGTGGTTGGATTTGTAAGAGATTAGCGTATATTGGTTACTATGGATATAAACCAAGCGCAACTTAAAAATATTGTAGACAGCCACTTAGGTGCTGGTACTCCTGGAAATAAAGGAGAAACTGCATACTTTTGTCCATTCTGCAATCACCATAAGAAGAAGCTTCAAGTAAACTTTTTGCTTGAGAAGTTTCATTGCTGGGTTTGTAATACTAAAGGAAACTCGATAGCAAGCCTTCTAAAGAAGAGCAATGCTGTAAAGCATCTTGTCCAGAAAGCTATTGAACTTGGCAGTAAAAAACACTACAATCCTACACAAGATACTCAAGTAGTTCAAGTAACACTGCCAGATGAATACATTCCAATATGGAAAGGCAACCCAAACAGTCCTCACTTTAAGAATGCACTACACTATCTCTTAGAGAGGAGAGGTTTGACTAAGTATGACATCTTAAAATACCAAATAGGCTATTGTGAGAGTGGAGAGTACAGTGGGATGATTATTGTTCCAAGCTACGATGCTCATGGCATCATAAACTTCTTCACTGGTAGAAGCTACTACACAGAAGCAGGACGCAAGCATAACAACCCAGACGTATCTAAGGACTTTATAGGATTCGAAAACCTAATAGATTGGACTCAACCAATCACATTAGTGGAGGGAGCTTTTGATGCAATATCAACTAAGCGAAATGCAATTCCACTGTTTGGTAAGATTATCCTAACCAAATTGCAAATTAAAATTATTGAGGAAGGAGTGAAGGAAATCAACATAGCACTAGACCCAGATGCCTTATCTAAGTCAGTAGAAGCTATAGAGACGTTTATTAACAATGGAATAGACGTAAAGCTAATACCTCTAGAGGAGGATCCAAATGACACTGGCTTTGCTGGTATGAGAAAATTAATAGAAAATACATCGAGTGTAGACTTATTTGACTTGGTGACCCTTAAAATGGCTATATGATAAACAAAGTCAAGATAAACCTAAAGAAGGTAGACAAGATACT